ATGACGGAGGGGGTGCGATTTTGGCGACACCCCCCTATATCTTCCGTAACCAAAAGCCATAACCATCTTTAAATTATCTCGGAAAATCACTTTTTATTAATTTGGTAAAGTTGGTTGTGTTTAGGTACTTGCAGCTTGCCTAGTTACCTTCTTGTAGATGTTTCTGAAATCGTATTTGATGATTTCGTCAATTGCTCTTTCAACTTCCAAATCATTTTCTTCTTCTGACAACTGATCTGAAGTTCTAGCAATTCTTCCTAAATACGAACAAGAATCGTAACCTTTTTCTACATCGAACAAGAACCAAGAAGTGAACTGTTCGAAGGGATTGTAAGGATTATCAAACGTCGTTAACATACATCTGCTTTGCATTAGCAGCTCACTCCTTTCCGTTCAAGTAATTGGATACGGTGGTCGTTGAAATACCGAGCGCCTTAGCTATTTCGGCTGTGCTGTATCCAGAAGTATTCATAGAAGAGATTCGATTAATCTTAGCAGTGCTTAAAGAAGTTGTGGTGCGAGGAGTAGCTCGCTGTCTAAGATCATCTATGTCCACATTATTAATGATCTGAGTAAGCTTGTTCTCACTGATGGCGCCAGCTTGAATAGCTTCCCATTCACGGTCGGTAACCTTTATGGGTTCTCTTTTGGCTCCGACAATAGCACGAGCTCGTGTTAGTTCTTGTTGACTGACTTTCTTTATCTCGCCAGGTTTCATGTCAGGATTGTCCTGTTTTTTGGCGGTAACGGCGGCATTAGCTATTACCTGGGCCTGCCTCTCACGGGGGGCGTTCTTAAGGGCTACATTCAGCTTGGCTGATAGGGAGTCTACTTCCTCTTGATAAGTTGTTTTTGCCGAGGCGGAATAGGCAATCTTACCAGCATTGACCATTTCCTTACGTGCCTGGTTTGCAAGGGCCTTCATCCTATTGGCGTACTCTGCATATGCTCTTTCTGCTGGGGTGTTAGCATCAGACACAAGGGTAAAGGCGTCATCGGTCTCAGCCATCTTAGTAGACTTCTGGTTCCTAACGCGGGTCTTTCCGGTAGTCTTATCCGTATACTCCTCATAAACTTCTTTATAGCTTTGCTTACCTGTTTCCTTGTCGATAATGGGGCTACCCTTTCTCTTAAGAACGGAAGTCTCAGACTTGGCTCTTGAAATTAGAGTAGCAGCTCCTTCGCGGTACCGACCATCTTCGTCATAAGTACCTTGATACTTCTTCTTAAGAGAAGCAATACCATTGTCGATCTCGCTTTGTTTGTAATCTAACTTGTGTTTCTCGGCATCAATGACTACCATGCTGTGACGGACCGCTCTTGCTATTTCATCTTGGGTAGCGCCCTTCAAAGTCATGTCAGTAATCAGATTTGAAACTTTACCCATTTCTGTCTGGGTATTCTTCATATACTTCATCCCGGCTCGTTCAGGGTATTCCATTTTAGGGTCAAACCCTTCCAATCCCTTTAAAGGAGGAGTAGAAATAATTTTTACTTTGCCACCTGTAGGAATGACCATAACAGTGTCGCCATCGAAATCGGCTCCAGATAACCTCTCCGCAACTTTACTATTAATTCCAATAGCATCAGTAGGAGTATTTCCTAAAATTCGCCGAGCTTCTGCTTGTTTGTTGTTGACGGTTAAGATAGGAATCTCGAATGTTCCACCATGAGGGTATCTTATAAGAGCTACCTGTTCTCCGTTTTCATAGTTAGGAGCATATACCTCATTATCCTTCATGGAAGTAATAGGTAGGATTACATGATACTTCTGTCTTGGTAAAGCTGCTGCCTGTAGATGGATGGCTGCCGAATCGCAATCATCCGAAAAGGATTTTAATAGAGTTTTCTTTACAGTTGGGTTTGTAAGAGACATAATCTCATCAAACTCTGCTTGTTTATCGGTCGACGCTAAATTAAGCTGTTTTTTAATCAAAGTTATACTCTGTTTTGATAAAAACTGTGAAGGAAGATTATCACTCCACTCATTCCAATCGCCTTCTTCAGCTCTTTTATTAATAAGTGAAAGTTGACGTTCTCCATTCTTATCAATGTAATAACTTTGACCGCCAGCTTTGATAAGAGAACCAAACGGATTATCTGGATCACTTGTAATGTTCTTAAGTACGTCCTCTTTTGGGGTGCCTTGTTTCTTATTGGTGTTAAATACAATGTCAACCCCATCCGGCATGTCATCAGAATAGACAGCCATTCCCTTTATGTATTTTTTGTCATCAACTAAAATACGAACCTGAGCATAGTGAGATCCACCTAAAGAAAGATCGTCAACACCTCTTCGAATCTCGACAACGCCATCTTTATCACTTCCGCCTTCTTCTGCATAACGAATCTTAACACGGTTAGAGTCCATACTCTTTGGATAGACAAACGTGTCGAAAGTGTCGCCTCCATCGTGAGAAATATAATCCCTCACAGAATGGACATCACCAAAGTTATAAATCTCTTTATGTTCAGTGCCAGGAGGACAAAGGACTTGGATATTGGTCTGCTTGCCAGGATTTGTAGCCTGAGGAACTCCACCACCATAAAGCTTATATCCTTCCATTTCGAGGATATAAAGAGCTTGCTTCATTTTTTCCTTAGAGATACCCAATTCACGCTCAACACCAACTCCAACATCGATCATTCCTTTTTCATCAACTTGTTTTTTGAGAAAGTCGGCGGTTTTCTTAGCCTGGTTCATACGAGCTTCAGAATTCTCGTTTAATAAAGAGCGAACAGAGGAATCATTCTTATAACCCATCTTTTCCGCAATCTCGTTTAGACTATACCCTTTTTCTCTTAAACCTTTAGCAGTTGCTACTTCTAATGATCTTCGTTCATCTTTTGCTAACCCAACTTGAGTTCTAAGTTGACTGGTTGTTAAACCCATGGATTCCGCTACTGCTTTTTCGCTCATTCCTGATTTCTTCAGTTCATTCACTCGACTTAAAAAATCACCACTATGCTGATGAGGATTTTCACCAGAACCCCAAGGATAGCGACCCGATCGCTTTGGCGTTCCATAATGCTTTAGAATTTCTTCCGCAATGGGGTTCATGTTTTAACCCTCCTCTGCTTTGATTTTTGTTATTACCTTGTCAAAAGTAATTATCTTATCAATAATTGGAACCAGGTCCTCTGATGTAGGTTTGTGATACAGGATTTCGTCTGATTGATATATCCTCAATTCGATGTCGATGTCTGACGGTTTTATCTTATACTCCAAACAAAAAAGAGCAGCATAAATTTCAAGCTGCTTCATATTTGCAGGGGTTACTCCGGATTTAAAATCGTGTATCCTAAGTAAATTATTTCTAAAAGCTATTGCATCGGCTGTACCAAAACAATTATCCGAATAATATAGAATTTGCTCCGGCGTCATTTTAAAACCAATAGCATCATTCACATACATATTCAAAGTTTTTTGAGACTTCGGTAACTTCTGTCCAAGTCTGATACATTGAGCTGCAAACTCGTGAAGTATAGTTCCTTTTTGTGTTGCTAAGAATTTTGAATATGCTTCCGCCACTTTCGCTTCATCATAATTTACCCAATGATATTTACTAGCACCAAGAAACGCATGTTGCCCTTCAAGATTTAAATGCTTGTTGAAGTTCATACAATACCTCCTCTTTATTCTCCGGACATATAAATCTTGAGAATGACATCTCATCCATAAGCCCAACATAATATTTTTGGTTCGGCTGTTTCTTAGCGTTTGTAAATTTTTTGCATTCCAAGGTGGCCCACTTGTTTTTGTACAAAACTAATAGGTCAGGAATTCCTTGAATATAACCGGAGTCGAGTTTTATAACCATACAACCAGAGAACAACATTTTCAATTCTCGGATAAGATTGGATTGAAAGTCTCTTTCTAATTTAGAACTACTGGCCATAATTGGGCCTCCTTTCTTGTTTTTAAACAAACGAAAAAGAGAAAGTAAACGCCGGTCGCGTTTTATCCTTCTCTCTTCATAAAAGGGCATGTTTTTTTCGCGAAGCTAAGAATGACCACTAAATATTGAGAAAATACTCGGTTTTATGCTTGTGGCCAAAAACCCACTTTTTTT